GCAAAGGATTGCCGCTACTCATTGAGCGCGCTAGGGCAGAAAGATGCTGGCTGTGATGGCTGCATCCACAGGCAGGAGGCTAAAGCATGAGCGCGCTGGACTCTTTCATGTACCGCGACCCTATGCGTGTTCTGGAAAACAAGCAACAGCGCGACATCAACCGCACTGAGCGCATGGAAAAGGTGTGCGCCGGGTGCATTCACAAGCGCGTGATATGGATCGGCGAAGTGAAGCACAAAGCCTGCGCGCTCAAGCGTGGAAACCCAGCCATTTGGTGTGATTTTAAAGAAGTGGAGAAAGAATGAAGGATGAGTCGCGCTACATTTTGGATTCGATCCTGGCCGACTGGCACCGCTGGCAAGTCGCTTGCGGGGAGGGCTCAGGGCACAAGACAAGTGCGATGTTCCACGATGTCCGATCGGGGCGACAGTGGGACTCAGAGAACGATGTGACAGATGGCGTGCTTCATAACTCACAAATGGAGACGGTTGAATTCTGCATCAACGAGCTATCCCCAATCAAGCGAACAGCCATAAGCATCAACGCAAGAAATTTGGTCACAGGCAAAAGCGTATGGACGAGCGCACGGCTACCGGAAAATATCATGGATCGCGCTGTGCTCTTGAGTGATGCGCGGGTGGAGTTGGTGGGACGGCTGCGTAAGGCCGGGGTGATGTGAAAAAATAATACATAAACATTTGCGTGGCTTGTGTTTATGTATTACAATAACTCCAAGGGCAGGCAATAACGCAGGCCTAAAAGGAGAGAAAAATGACTGCTACTCGAAAACTCACTATCGCAGAATCAACAGGCATTGCCCGCAAAGTGCATGCCAGTGTCAACCGCTCAAGCGACCCGAGAAATATCGACTGGAATGACAGAATTGACGCTCTTTTGGTCGATGTGGGATTGGGTTGGAGATTGCAGGACGGGACGTATATTGACGGTCTGGATTGTCAATTTATTGGCGCACTTTCAAAAACAATCCGCGCTAATGCAGTAGAGAAATTCTGATGATCGCGCCATCAAAACGATTGCCCGAAGAACGCGGCCAGGGGCGCAAGAGTCTTCAGGGAGCCGGGCAATCACCTGTCCTGCAGGTAAGGGTGACGCCAGAGCAAAAAGCCAAGGTTGAGAGTCTTGGCGGCGCTGAGTGGATACGAAAGATGATTGATTGCGCAAAAATAACTCACTCATAGCAAAAATGTGCTAATATCTTCCCACGGGCATAACTGCCTGCAAAAACTGCCTTCGCAAGAGGGCGCAAACGCATGATGACTGGTAGGTGGCGCTTTGCTCATAGCACCGAATGCCCGCAGTCATCAGCCGTTTGGTGTTAAGCGCAATCATGGGTAAGACCAAAGATTGCGTAGGATTGGGAGAACCCGGTCGCATCAATGCAAATTCAGCGTGAATCACAGCGTTGCCCATGAGCTGAACTAGGGGTGCCAAGCTGTGATTTATACAAGACCATGCCGAGCAATCGAAAAAGCATGGTGCCATCCAGCAATGGATTCCACATGGAGTGGATATAAAGAGAGAATTGCATGTAAAGCCGCCTCGTAGCAATACCGGGCGGCTTTTCTATTTCCGTCTCGCGAATGCGGCCTAATCGATCCGGCCATGCGCCAACTCACCGCATATCGCAGACACCCATTACGGCCAGATGGCCCTATAAGCCGACGAGGCTCGCATAAGCGGGCGCAGTTTGGGAGTGGCGCACTCTTAACGGCATCAATTCAGCCTTTAACACTGACAACCCGAACATTCGCAGACGCCGGATGCGGCTCGCGCGGGTAAACGCGGGCGGAACTCTCGCGCACGCGGCATCGCGTCACCGGCAGGCCAGCGAAGGCAGTCAGCCAGCCTGCGGGTAAATCCACGGGTAGTCCGATGGCAGGCAACCCCAAATTAACAAGGATCAAAATGGCTTTTACAGTTTGCATCGACGCATTGGATGAGGGCGGCTACCGCGTGTACGTGGAGTCACCCGCAGCCGAAGCGCAAGAAGGCGCAGCAATGCCCGGCCAAGCGCCCGCTGAAATGAGCGAAGGCCCAGAAGAAGGCCCGCAAGAGCCCGAAGCAGGCGCGCAGACTGTGAAGACCATCAAGGAGGCGCTGACCGCTTGCCTTGAGGCGCTGAAGAACGAGGGCCAGATGTCGGACGCCGGCGCCCAGGCGCAAGACTTCAATGAAGGATTTGGTTCGCCACAAGCCCAAAAGCCGGGAGCAATGGCATGAGAGCGGTTCTGACGTTCGACGATGTGGATGGCCAAGTCAACATGACCGTTTTCTTAGAGGGTGGCTATCAGGCTGACTCTGGCGCGCACATGACGGCCAACGCAATCATCAAGCACCTGGACGAGCAAGCCGCGGTTAAATCTGCAAGCGACGTGAAGTGGGTAGACGGGCAAGATGCTGCATGGATCGCTGACGAGATTGTGGCTATCCCGAGTAAGGATGACACTGCTTCGCGGCTTGAGGCGCTTGAGCGTGTTCGGCCTGCGTTGGAGTTGGTGAAGTAAATGAATACAGATACCAACATCGAGCAGGAGATTGTCGCTAAGGGCTTGACGGCCCCGCGTGTGACACCTGTCGACATCGAGGCGAACATTGCCAGCGAGCATTACTTCACTGGCGAAGATGGGTATTGGGCAGACCGCTCCGTAAATTCGACTGACGACGAACTTGGTGGGCCTCCAGGCGCTCTGTCGTTGCTGACCTTCTGCGTCCTCGTGCTGCGCAACGGCTTCACAGTCACCGGCGAGTCAGCCTGCGCATCCCCTGAAAACTTCGATGCCGAGATTGGCCGCAAGATTGCCCGCGCCAATGCAGTCCAGAAGATTTGGCCGCTGATGGGTTACGCCTTGAAGCAGAAACTGAGCGAGGTCAAGTAATGGCCACTACGGGCAAGAAGAAATCGGTAAAGACAGCGGTTGCCGTTGTTAAGGCCGAGCCCGTAGGCAGGCCAACCAAGTACAAGCCGGAGTATGCCGACCTCGCTTACAAGTTCTGCCTGATGGGCGCAACAGATAAGAGGCTGGCCGAATTCTTCGATGTGGACGAGACAACCATCAACGAGTGGAAGAAGGTTTATTCAGAATTTTCCCAGTCACTCTACGCGGGACGAGAACAAGCTGATGCCGAGATAGCACATTCGCTTTACCACCGGGCCAAAGGCTATAGCCACCCGGAGGACGATATCAGGACGCTACCTATTGGCGGCGGAATGTCTGAGATTGTGATTACGCCGACGGTGAAGCATTACCCGCCAGATACGGGTGCCGCTACCTTGTGGCTGAAAAACAGGCAGTCAGGCTCTTGGCGCGATAAGGTTGAGGTTGAGCAGCGCACCACGATTGTTGATTTAACAGATGAGCAGCTTGATGCAAAACTCGCAAGATTTAACACGCGACCAAAAGATTGAGTTGGTGATGTTGCTGGAGGAGCGCCAGCGCAGGAAAGACGAAAACAAGCTGGCCGACTACCGGCCTTACCGCAAGCAGCATGACTTTCATGACGCTGGCGGTGATGATGGAGTCCGCGAACGCTTGCTTTGTGCTGGCAATCAGCTGGGTAAAACGTGGTCAGCAGGCTTTGAAGTCGCCATGCACTTGACCGGAGAATACCCGGAGTGGTGGGATGGCAAGCGCTGGGACCGCCGAGTGATTGGATGGGCATCTGGTGTGACGGGCGAATCAACCCGCGATAACCCGCAGAAGATTCTGCTGGGATTACCTGGACAGCATGGCGCGGGATCAATCCCCAAGGCCAACATCATCGAAGTGACCCGGGCCGGTCACGGCATTGCTGATGCAGTGGATTCGGTCAAGGTGCGACACAAGAGTGGCGGCATTTCGATTGTCAGCTTCAAGGCTTACGAAAAAGGCCGGGAAAAGTGGCAAGGCCCATCGCTTGACTTCGTTTGGTTCGATGAAGAGCCACCAGAAGACATTTACAGCGAAGGCTTGACCCGAACGAATGTGGGCTCCAATGGTGCCGAGGGTGTATCGGGGATAACTTTCATCACGTTCACGCCGCTGCAAGGCATGAGTAATGTGGTCAAGAAGTTCCTGATCACCAAGCCATTCGGCACGCATGTGACCAAGATGGGCATTGAAGACGCGATGCACTACACGCCCGAACAGCGCCAGTCGATTGTGTCGAGCTACCCGGCGCATGAGCGTGAAGCCCGCTCCAACGGAACTCCAACACTTGGCAGCGGAGCTATCTTTCCAATCTCGGAAGAGGTGATTCGTGAAATGCCTGTGAGCATCCCGAGCCACTGGCCGCGCATTTGCGGAATAGATTTTGGATGGGATCATCCCACTGCCGCCGCGTGGCTGGCATGGGACCGGGATACTGACACGGTTCACCTATACGACTGCTATCGCGTCAAAGAGGCAACGCCGGTCATTCATGGGTCAGCCATCAAGGCCAAGGGCGCATGGATTCCGGTGGCATGGCCGCATGACGGGCTGCAACATGACAAAGGTTCTGGCGAGGCGCTGGCTCAGCAGTATCGGGCGCTTGGCGTGGCGATGCTCAAAGACAAGGCGACTCACGCACCGGCCAAGGGAGAGAAAGAGGGCACTGGCGGCAATGGTGTTGAGGCTGGCCTGATGGACATGCTGGACCGGATGCAGACAGGGCGCTTCAAAGTGGCTAAGCACCTGCATGACTGGTGGGAAGAATTTCGGATGTACCACCGCAAAGACGGCAAGGTGGTTAAAGAGGCGGATGACGTTATCAGCGCGACACGGTATGCGCTGATGATGATTCGCCATGCCAAGACAAACACATCGTCGGTGATGCGCTCACTCCCGGCCTACAACAACCCCAACGCTTCAATGGGCGTCTTAGGATAAACATGGCAACACTCTACATCACCGAATTCAGCGGCATCGGCCCCGACATGACTGGCCGCACGCCTCAAACAGCACGCCTTCCAGCCATCGTCGATCAAGCCATTACCTTGAGCGCCACGAGCGCCCAGAGTGCAGCATTCAACGCTCAGACCGTGATGGTTCGGGTGCAGTCTGATGCCGACTGCTTCATCCTGGCCGACTCAAACCCAACTGCGACGACCTCGAAGATGCCGCTTGCTGCAGGCAGCGCCGAGTATTTCAGCGTGTTTCCCGGCCTCAAGATTGCAGGGATCGCGGCTTAATGTTTAGGCTTGGCAAATTGGGCAAGGTTGGTGCCAAGACTGCGATCCAACGCGCCATAGCCGTGCTGCGCAAGTTCGGCACAGACGCCCACGTCTACCTGCCCGGAATCGGAATGCTAAACGGCCTACAAGCCAGCAACTACCTAGACAGTGCAGGCACTACGCTTGCTGCTGTCGATGGGCCTGTTGGCAGGGTTAATGATGCTGCTGGAGTGTTGGGGGTGGAGCTAGTCACGAATGGTACAAATCTTGTAAATACGACTGGTTGGACTGCTGTCGTGGGCTGTGTTGCGTGGATGCCGGAGATTTCGCGGACTGAGATGTTGTTGTAGTCAGTGTAGTTAGCAATCGTGTTTCCACCTGCAAATACGCTGATGTAGCTTGTTGTTTGAGAGGCTACAAAATATCTTGGAATTGCTGCATTTCCACTGTTGATATCAGTCGGATTTCCTGCTACCGCGCCGATGTGGTAGTTCGCGGTATTTTCTGGAGATGCGCCAGAAAAGAATGTTGGTATATAGTAGGTCTGCCCGATTACTGTTGTAAATGCCTGATAAGCGTGACCATATAGCGCGGAACCATTAGTGACTCGTAGAGCGCCAGATACAACCGATAAAACAGCGCCAGCGCCAGCAGTCCAACCAGTCGTATTTACAAGATTTGTACCATTCGTGACTAGCTCCACCCCCAACACTCTATCAGCATCATTAACTCTGCCAACAGGCCCATCGAGAGCATCAAGCGTAGTGCCTGCACTGTCTAGGTAGTTGCTGGCTTGTAGGCC